CAATCAATTTAAATATTGGTCCAACTCGTATTTTAAAAGCATCTGTGCGAGAATTAATCGCACGTGCAGGCTTATAAGTTGGATAAGTTTCATCTTTTTGAAAAGAATTTACTTTACAGTATTTTTGCACTTTTTCAGTGCAAACACTTTTCTGTGTAACTTCTGTTTGCGTCTCCTCATAGACTTTGCGGAACGCTTCTTTTTTCCAGAAAGGATAAGGTGTCCCACTGATCCAAGTTTCAAAACTCGTATCTGTATCAGCGGACAATGGAGTCATATTGTTCTCCAACCATTTTCGCACGAATTTGCGGAGCCTTTCCATCTTCGCTCTATTTGGCTTAGGAGGCTCTCTGGCAAATCGTCGACACGCACCATCTAACATGGTGTCCAGATCAGATGGATCTGGATGCGGATTTGCCGCTCCAAGTACATGACATCCGAGACTAGCTCTTACTACTGGCCTCGTGTTTGTTTCGACTCTATACTCACTCATCTCGATTTTAGTGTTGTCCTTCACACTAGGAGGTATAGGTAGAGTCACTTCCGAGCTTCGATAACCGAAGCTTACTGTTTTGGTTTCGTCGTGTCTTGGCATCTGGTAAAATCCACCCCGGATTTTAATTGTCTACGTTGCCAAAAATAACATTTTGCAATGTTATTGGCAAAGACAATCGTATCATTACGGGGAAAATAACCATGTAATACACTGTATCTATCTTCATTTACTTTAGACACAGTTTTAGCGGCTTGAGTAATCCGATTAAAAATGGCATCTGGTTTCAATGTATAGTTTACATTACTCGCTGTAACTATTTGAGTTGCCACTTCTTCGGAGACGATTAAATCAATCGTTTTACTATACCACACTGGCATTCCTATCAGTGTGGGTGTCCTTGTATAACGAATCAAGCTATAAGTTGGTTCTGTATGCACTAAATCAGCTCCCCTAAATTGATCAGGACGTTTATCAATTTTAGGTTTAGATAGTGCAGAAGAATCCATTTTGGTCATTACACATGACCAGGTAGCTAGGTCTTCATCATCCATCCATGCCCAAGTATGCCCTACAGGTAATACATCTGCTGGGTCATGTTCTATGATTTTGGAATCTTTATCGGGATCACCGGTCCTATTTTCAGGTGTTCCAAACCAATCATCTTGACATGTTAAAGTGTCAGTGGTTGATTCTTCTCCTGATTCATCGCCATACACGTTGAATCCGGCGTCGATATCGATGATCTCCGATTTAATTGGTTCCGAGGAGGCTTCCCTCCAAATCATTTTCTTCCCAGTTTTCTTATTATAAGTTTCATGACGTCCATAAAATTCGTCTTCTTCACAATACACTTTTTCAGTGTGTTGTTCAACCTTTTCATATCTGGGAGAAAACTTGAGCAAATTGGTTTTATTTTTCTGTTTTAAACCATGCTGCCTTTTAGCTTTAATTCTTTCAAGATCTTTCATATCTTGAGTCTTCATGGGGCACTGGAAACTAAAATGACCAGTTCCTCCACATAAATAACATACCAAAAGATAATTTTTGGTAGTCTCTTTGTTTGTTGCTAACCCTTTTTCTACTCGGGATCTCTCCCAAGCTTTCCTGTCCATTTTCTTCAATGGACTGGTTGCAGTTGCGGTTGTCTCCGCCCTCGGACTGTTTGCGTGGGTTCGAGGCGTCTTGTTGTGGGTTCTAGAATAGACCACGAGTTTTTCAACTCCCTTTCCCTTATAGGTACTTGTTCTATCTTTATTTCCCCATTTCGTGTTAACATTTGACGTAAAGGCATTCAATAACACCTGACTACGTTGTCCACTTTTGAAACCAAGGTTTAGGTCA